AGGGGTTGAAGACACGAGTGCGCGTACGAGCTGATAAGAGACACGATCGGATGCATCACTCAAGTCGAGTGTTGCTAGCTCGTTGTGAAGCGAGCCATCCTTGGCCATACGCTGATTAGGCGTCTGGTCTCGGAATCCCAGGAAGTGAGGAAGGAAGTCATCTCTTCCTCGTCGTCGACCGCGCGGATGTTCTTCATCCGCATCCAGAAATGGATTGGTCAACGCTTCCAGGATCACGCTTAGGAGCCCTTGCTGCACATACATCATGCAGGTTGGTTCCATGGCGATAATCCTTGGTGTCTTTTGCGTCTTAGGAACTGAGATCACCTTGACGGGAATCTCAGCACCAGGTTCGAGATAGTCGATATCGTCCATACTATCAATGAAACGATAGTTAGGAAGGAGATAATCCACTGCTGGAAAATATCCCTCCAGACGATCAGTCCAGACCAGTGACCGATATTTGGCGTTTCCACGCCTTCTATCTGCCGTTGAGCCTGGACCGTGTTTCGGAACAACATTGCCTGCGTAGATCTCGCGATCTGCGTACGCGAAGGCGTCTCGAAACAATAGAGAGGAAACGCGCTTGAATGCCTCAACATCTGAGGCATCTCGCGTCGAATCCCCGTATTTGACTATCTGCTCATTCTCGACATAGCCACGCATCGCCGCACGAACCCTAGCATCGCTGCAAGGGATCGCGACCTTTCCGAACATCAGCGTTAACTGACGCAGGGATCGGATTGAGTCGATGCACGGCTCGTCGAGCAACACACCACTATCGCGGTCGAAAATACGAGAGAGGAAACCTCCGAACAAACGGGGGAGACCTGCGCTTTTCTTGAACGAAGAAAAAGCGTCGCTCTCGACCTGACCAATGGCTAGAGCCCTTTCGAGGTCTTTACCAAAGTCAGGTAGGGTAATCGTCATAAACGAAAACCCCTCTTTTTCGACACGACACTCGATTGTTTTGCAATCGAGGGTGGCGTCTGTGCAGCAGATCCTGGCACACTCGTGTGCCAGTTTCTTATGGAGCAACATCAGGCTTTTCACGTCTTCTCCTTTCGGGGAGATAAACGATCCTTAGCCTAGTGTTAACGGACGGTCGCAGTCACTCGCTTTTGAACGAGCGATACAACGGCCGAACTCCAGCCATCGAGCAGAACTCGCAGTATGACCCCCAGAGGGCGTTTAGAACGACGCCGTGGGGGACAGTGACTGCTTGTCTTCCGTGTTCTCTTAACTTAGAACCCGGACTGCTCTGGGACCTGCGTTCCAGCGATGTACAAGAATATGTACACCACAGTGATCAGAAGAACCCGACCGGCTGTACAAGCCCAGAAGGCCTTCTTAACACTGCTTGGAACCTTAATCCACTTTCGCGGATTAACTCTCACCTTGAAGAGTCTTGGTGATGAGCAGGTTCGAAGCCGCTGCGAGCTGGGTGTTGAACCCAGTCCACAGCGCGGACGCCTCGGCAACCGAGAAGCCAGCGGGTGGAAGGTCAATGACGGTATAAACAGACATACCGACCTTGACGTTCTCCGCAGGCTTAAACGGATCCGTGGTGATCTTCGACTGGTTAACCCGGAACTGACGTCGTGTCCTGCGCCCGTAGGCGTGAGACACTAGTTCAGTTACGAGCCCATCTGCCGATGAGTAGATGGCCGAATCGTTACCCCGCGATGTAAGCGGGAGCGAGATGGCCGATCCACCTGTCGGTGTGATGGACTGTGGGTCAGCGAACGCCATAGGCGTACTCCTGTTCTCGACAACAACTGCTTACGCAGCGGTCGTCGTTGGTGACGGACAGTGTAACAACTGTTCTAACCACGTCGGGTGATGCCCAACGCAGCGAGAATGGAGACCTGAAGCGAAGACAAACCGCTCCAGGTTACCCCAAATCCAAAGGGGTTAGCTGGGATCCGCTTCTTGGTTTCTGTAACAAGAACCAAGGGCGGAGCCGTCAGATCGGGATATCCAACAATTCCGGATTTCCCGATAAGGGCATAGATATCTTCTGAAACACTATGTTCCATGATATACCCATACCGCATAACCAGACCATTTTGGGCGACAGCACTGAGGTTGTGAACAACATCCCCAGCATTGGTCACCCAATCGATGGCCCAACTCCACGGGGTTAATTCCCAGACAGTTTCTGGGGTCAGAGGCTGGCCGAATAACTTCTCGGCCTCCGCCGCATTTCTCGCCATGCCTAACCGACTGTCAGAATCGGTCGACATATGGTAAGTGAATGCGCCGGAAAACCACTGACGTTTCGTCGTCTTTCGAAGACGAACTATTGAACCTTGCGTGGTCGGATCAGGATTAAAGTTGTCCAGGACATTGGTTCCCCCCCCTGCGTAAAGCAGAGAGGCACCTGACGCCTGGATGACGTCCTCCTGTTCCGTTTTCTCTACCGGAAAGTTGTAGCGCCGGCGTACCACTCGGCCGCTGTCACGCTCGTACTGTGCAAGCACAGCATCTGCGTGAACAACAGCATCCTTCATCGATGTGATGTCGGAGACGAGGGGTAGCCATCCAAAGACAGTATTGAGGAATTCCTCACCCGCATTTACTGCGAGCCTGGCTCTGGATTCCAACGAATGAAGAAGGGGCGTAGAAGGAATTCCATCCTTCAGCGTCTCTCCTAAAAACGTTGCTGCGTCTGCAACTGAATTAGTGGGTTCGCATCTGGCAATTGCTGTTGTCCCCATTTCCCTCAAGTCCGAATCACTGGACTCACAGGAATCTGGGAACGCTAGCTTGCCATTTACGATCGGCCTAGCACATAGGAAGGGACCAGAGTATTTGTACTGGTTACCCTTCCGAGTACGAAAAACCGTAGCTTGGGAGAACGGATTCCCCCGCACGTACGATTTGGTAGTATGGAAACTACCGCCGACATCCTCTAGACCACCATCGTTAGGTGGTGGCCAGGGATGACCCTCCGACACAGTAACCTGTGTTCCCGTCAAGTCCCATTCACCATAGTTCGAGACCCCAACAGGGTTGTTGGGGTCGTTCACTATGAACACTTGCCCACCCTTCTTACGGGGTCGGAAAGGTCGAGATCTGGTGTTTGGTTGAGACGAGATTAGAGAGCTCCTTTAGATACATTCATGTCATGACTGACATGGGTGGTCGCTGCACTGCGTTGTGCCCCGCTAGCTAGCGG